GTGGTTGTGGTTGTGGTTGTGGTTGTGGTTGTGGTTGTGGTTGTGGTTGTGGTTGTGGTTGTGGTTGTGGTTGTGGGTTATTATTATTAGAATTGGAATTGTTATTTGGTCTCTTTTTTATAGGAGATGGATTCTCACCAATTGAATTATTATTGCTGTTATTACTAGTTATCGGTTCTACAATTTCACCACCATATACTCGAACTTTCGCTAATTTTTCTAATTTGTTCTTCTTATTCTCATTACTTATATTTGAAGAAAGTATATTTTTAACATTTTGACGAGTTAAACTTAATCCTAAAGTATTTTTTGCATAAAACGCTAAATTTTGTTTATTATTACCATTACCACTTTCAATCGTCACATTTAGTGTATTATTTTTATTATTATTCGTTTTAACATTTGATACGTTTGGTTTTGGCTGTGGCTGTGGCTTTACATTACCTTGTTGAACAGTAGGTTCTTGTTGTACAGTTGGTTGTGGATTATTAGTCGAACCAGTCGAACCTTCACTATTAGATCCACCACTCTTTGTATTTACTGTTCCAGTTACTTGAGTCTTAGCACCTTTTCTAAAATTCGTAGGTGACGCAAAATGTACCTTTCTTTCCTTACCAAGGGTTTTATTGTGTGTTTCACGCCTATGTTCTCTTAACCAATTCTTAAAACTATTATTCGACATATTAAACAGACCTCTATTCCATAACGTCTTCTTAATCTGTTCATCTGTCTGTTGAAAGAATAACCGTTTTTTAGCCAAACGTGCAATTTCCGCATTTTTATTATTTATCTTTGGTCTTCCAAACAGGAATTCAGATAAACGATCTCCCCCTTTCTTTGCAGAATTCACTCGATTCAGGGCTTCTTTAGCCTTGTATGGATCCACGGGGTCCTTCTTTAAAAACCCACCTGGTGTTCTCCCAAACGTAATTTTACGTTTATTATTGTTATTATTGTTATTCTTGTTATTCTTAACAGATATAGAAGAATTGTTCTTATTATTCTTATTACTATTCACGATGTTAGTCCTGTTAGAATTATTACCTCTATTATTTACTCTAGTATTAGTACTAAGGTTATTCCTATTCGGCATGTTACCATTATTTGTAGTATTCCTGATCGAATTATTCGTTTTTATGATGGTATTGTTGGGTATTACCGCATTCGTATTATCAGGTAATGAGGACTGAATAATTTTCGTTCTTTGAACTGAACGAAGTTTAATGGGTTCGTGTATATTTAACGAACGAAGACGCCTACCTATAATACCTTTTAAATCAGATTTAGTAAGGTTTTTATCGGCGTGTCTGGAAACACCTACCTTCTTAGCAATGCGTCGTAAAGTAGTAGCCTTTACATCCGAACTAAAAAGTTTTTGGAAATCGTTCTGTGTTAATGGTGACTTCCTATCTAATAAATATGATCTATCTTTACTCAAAACTAATGGAGGAAACGGTAATTTACCGTCCTGGATAGATGAGTATACATCACATATTTGATCTCGTGTTAATTTCAAATCTCCACCCGTATTTTTCTTAATGAGTGTCTTGAGATTTCTTATATCTATTCCTGGATCGCACGCGTCCATATTGTTATAAACCAACAAAAAAGTTTATAACAATATTTATTATTTACTTTCAAGTCCCTTCAAATATAATTTCATCTTTTCTTCATAAGACATGTTAAAATTAAACACATCGACTTGACCTATATCTATATCAACCACTTTACTATTTTTCAACTCACACTTCTGTCGATTATTTAACGTAGAAGAAATCAAGGCCTCTGCAAACTGTTTAGGACTTTTTATATCCTCTATAAATTCAGTTTCCATTTTCATACGAATACAAAGTACCTTGTCTGGCCTCTTATCGAGAAATGGTGTAGTTGGTAATGTTTCAAGAGTACCTCCATCCACATATACCATACCATCGTACCTATACGACGAAAATATAAAAGGTATAGCTATGCTCATACAAAGCGCATCTATAACTTTCATATCTGGGTGTGTATCTTTAGAAAAATATACAGTTTTAGATGTATTAACACAAAATGCAGATATGTATATCTTCTTCTCTATATCCAAAAACGTTAAATCCGATTCAAATAATTCTACAAATTTCTCGCGTATAGGTTTCAAATCAACTAGCCCATACTTATTCATGAAACACTTCAAATTAAGTTTAACCAATTTATTACCTTCGAGATCCGCCAATTTTTGCACTATCTGATCTATATCAAATCCAAGTGCTAAAAATAAAATTAATATAGCACCCGCTGATGCACCCGAATACTCTTTTATATTAACTAGAGATGGTTCTATTGTTTTTAAATAGCCTAACATGGAAAAACCACCCATAGCGCCTGGACCAATAACAAGATATTCCATCTCATCGGTATCACTTAATAATATTGAGGAAATTGCTTTCTTAAAAGAGCGAACACGACCGCAAATACCACTGCGTGAATAATTGCCGCGTTTAAGCTCGTTTGTCCCGATGTCCAGACACCTTTTGTTCCTGGTGGAATGGTCAAAAGAATACCTGGGCTGAGAAGAATGAAGAGTACAGTCGTAACAATGAGATCGTTCTTCGTAAGAACGAGACCAATAGCTTTCGACACGAGAGAGAAGGCTAGAAAAAATACGAGTGCGTGAAACAAAACGGCGGTTCTTCCTGTGAGACCATCCTTGAAAGAAATTTTGGACCCATCTGTTCTGAGAAGAATGCCTGGACTGAGCGCTAAAAAAAGAGATGTTGGTATAGTTATTTTTTTCGATGTAATATCTGGTAACATGTTTCTATATATATTCATTACATAATTATCTATTCTTTTGAATTATTATAACAAAACTCGACAAATTCATTGTAATTTGCATAATTTAATATGCGATGTGACATAGCCGCATCGTATAGATACTGTTGTAGTATCCCCCACATATAACGAAGATCGTCTTGGTTTTGCATTTCCCAATCGTTTATATGAAGAGGTTCGTCTTGGTTATATTCGTCTTCAATATCACTATTTTCAGCTTCATTGCCGTTCATAGCCTCATAGACGTACTGATTCCAAACCATTTTTATTTATTCTTGTTTTTTATCTTTTATACCCGTAAGAGAAAGTGAAGTAGATTCTTTTGTTGGTAAGTTTTCGAGTATAACCTTTAAGCAACTTTCTGCCTGAGCTTCGTTTCCGTTAAAATAAGTTGTAAGACCATCCTTGACTGAGGCTTTATTTAAACCTTGTTTTCTGGAACTTCTCCTTACCGAAATTTTACCCTTTTTAAGATTAACTACATCGAGTCCATTATCTAGCATAAGTTTCTTAACTTGTAATTTAAGAGCTTTTTCGGCCTGGCGTAAAACCTTTATATCTTCGTTGGCTTCTGTAATTTGCTTGTTAAGTTCAACCAATTTAGAGACGCTGTTAGAAAGTTCGTCTGAAGGAGCTTGAGACATGTTTATTAAATTATATCTAGATTCTTTAAATTATTTTTTAACACAATGGTCTGCGCATAGTATCTGGTGCAATAGTCGAGTTATTCCACACAAATGGCTCCTTACTATTTGGTGGATCGGCACGGACTTGTTGATTAGCATTTCTTAAAGCACCGCCGACCGTTTCTGGAAAACCAATTTGGGCACGTGGTTCGAGAAAGTTTTGTCCTTCAAGAACGTCTTCTGGAGCAAATTCACCGAAATCTTCTTGGGACGCAACCTCGCGTGGGAGAAGTGACGAAGCGAGACCTGTACCCGCTTTCATTTGGCACGCAGGCGCTTCTGCAGCCTCCGCAGATGGACCTGGAGCCGCACCAGTTGGTGCAAAAACGCCTTCCTGAACAGAATAATTTGATGTGGTATTGAACATGAGGTAGATTACCGCCGCGATCGCGAGGGCAATGAGGACCTGTCTAGGGGAAACTTTTCTCATCTTCATTGTATCTTTATATATACTAAATAAATTTTTTTATTTGGAAATCTCATCCTCAAACATGCATTCGTCTGGGTATGTTTCTACAACTTCTTCTGGTTCAGGAATTTTTTCTTCTTCGTGAATTTTCATCTGAACAATATTCCAAGATGGTCCAAAGTGCGATCTTGCAAACCATAATCCTGAAAATTCAATAAAAACGGAACACTTCACACCTGGAGAAACGTTATCGAAATCAAATTGTTCTCTCTTAGAATCAAAAACTCTAGTCGCTTCAATTCTTTCTGCTGTAATAACATCGTCTTTTATGTATGCCTTTGCAATCGTCTTTTCAGACACTTCTTTACCAAACCATTCTTGACTATTCTGAAGCGCCGACTGAACATTTTCTGCGTGAACAGCTTCAACTTTGGCCTGATTATCATCTCCTGAAATATCAAAAGATATCTCACCTGTATTCTTATCGATATCCAAAATATCAACACCGATTAACTGAATGAAGCACTTTTTCTTGTCTTCTGTAAAAACCTTAACATGTCGCATACCATCGTCTGCTTTTGCTGGAGTATCGTATATCATTTTTATATTCTACAATGGTTTCATTTCTTTAAACCAATAAATGGTATCATTGCTGATTTTTCGAGTACTGGTTTAGGAACCCACTGATCTCGAATTGGTTTGAAACCGTATAGGGTTTCTGTCATATTTACATTATTTATTTTTGAAGGTAAAGGTCTTGGTTTAGATGGTCTAAAATTCATTTCGTTACGTATATACGATTGATTTGGATTTGGTTTCCAGGCCATTTTTTCAAGGTTGAATATTTGATTCGACTGTGTTCGTATATAATTTGGTGGTGTTCTCATATTTACATGATTAGCTTTTAAACCGTAAAATATGTCTTTACTAAGTTTTGGTTTAGATGGTGTAGTTGTAGATAAACGGTACTTTTTAGGATTAACTTTCGAGGCTTTTTTAATTAAACCCGGACCGACCTTTGTATAAGTTCGGAATTTATGTGCAGGTTTTCCATATTTTATACCGACCTTCTTTGCAATAGTATCTATAGAATCCGTACTTAAAAGTTTCTTTTTCGTCATTAATCTACCCAATGCAAGCATGCGTTTGCGATCCTTTTCCTTTTTACCTGGTCTGAGACCCATCTTTTGCATGGTGTATATGTCTTCGATAAGATAATGCTTTGTCGGTATGCTTAGATATTTATACCTTTTTAAATAAGAAACGTTCTTATTTTGATTTGGAAATGTCATGTTAGTACCACCACTAAAATTTGCCTTTGCAACGTTATAACCAAGTTGGTTTGGACGCATGAACGCAATATCGAGGATACCACCGAAATTTTTATCTTCAAGCTTACCAGTTTTCGCATTAACCAAACGAAACTTCATATCTAACGTAAATAATTCAACATCAATAAGTACATTTGCATTACCCTTAACATTTTTACGTTTAGGCATTAATGAATACCTTCGTGTAACATGGTACCCCTTAGACCCTTTACCAGTCGCAGTTGCTAAACCGATATACCTTGCAATTCTATACCCCCAATTTGTTCTATATACAGCATTAGCATTATTACTATAATTAAATTTGTCTTCGTTAAAATATTGTTCTGTTTCTGTAATAACTCTATTTATAATTTTATAATTATCACGTTGTGCTATTTCACCCAATTTATTCCAAAGTAAAAGTTTAACAGCTTGTAATTTACCAAAATACTTATTATCAGGTTTCATTTTAGGTACAAACTTTGTATCAATATCCGATGTTATTACTCTATCATTTCCAGTTAAATAAAAATTTACAGCTTCACCACCACTGATAATCAAATCACCCATTGGTTTCAAAAACTTCGTTAAATCGTCTATTATATCATACATAAGTGGGCGTATTGATTCTGTGACGAGTACCTTAGCAGCTTCATCGAACGTTTCGTTTGGGTAAAGTCTTTGTACGCGAGCTCTAAACTTTTTTATATTTTCTTTACTATACTCTGAAATGTATTTATATAGGGCTTTATCACCAAAACACACTTTCTTCTTTACCCAGTCCTCGATAGTTTTATCAGTAAATTCATTAAATAAATAAAAGAAATTTTTAGGTAAATTCTTTACCTTCTTTACTGGTAAATTTCTACCAGGTGTTAAAGGTTTAGATTTTGATTTAGTAACCATTATTATATTGCGTATATAATAATATGGATTGTCAGAAGGACGAACATAAATGCGATGAAATTTGGGGTGAATGTAGATGTTATGCTGACTCACAAAACTATTACTATTTAGAAGATCAAGTATGTGGAATTAGAAGAAACGGGTACATCGTTCCCTGTAAAGCCGGTTGTTGTGCAGGTGGATGCCCTGGACAGTGTAAAGGAGTAAAACCAAGACAACCATACGCGTTTGGTTACCTTTACCCATTTGAAATAAAAGGTATTTTCACAACGTCTATATCCTGTACTCTTGCATTAATTGGTTTGAGTACTTATTTACTACATTGGAAAAGGACTTAAAGATAGACCTCATATTCTATATATAAAAATGTCCATTGAAACTGTTCTCGAAGAAATTGCTGCACTCCGCTCAGATGTCAAGTCCCTTTCTAAAATTGTTAGAAAAATTAAGGCAAAACAAGACGACCCAACTGGTGAAAAGGCAGCTTCTCGTGCGATGAATAATGGTTTCAACAGAAAACAAGCTATCTCCGAAAAACTCAGAGCATTTCTTGATCTTCCACAAGGAGAACTTGTTTCCAGAAGTACCGTAACGAAGGCTATTAACAAGTATGTTACCGATAATGGTCTCAAAAATCCAGATAATGGTCGTATTTTGATTCTCGACGATAAGCTCAGAAATCTTCTTGAGCCACCGCCAGATGTTGAAATTACGTTCTTGAATTTACAAAGGTATTTAAGCCCGCATTATACCAAAGTTGAATAAATTACCTACCTAAGTAAAAAATAACTTAAAAAATATTTACATAATATAATAAACAACAATGATTATCGATAGAAAATCTATCGAAAACCTTGTTGGTACAAAAATATCAAATATAGATTTGTACCAAAAAGCATTTAGACATAAATCAGTTTTAAAAGAAAATGAAAATGTAGATGGTTCTTTCGAAACACTCGAATTTATAGGTGACTCTGTTTTAGGATTTGTTATTACAAAATTTCTATTTGATAGATACGAAAACAAACAGGAAGGATTTCTTACAAAAGCTCGAACAAAACTTGTTCGGGGAGAAACACTTGCAAATATTGCTACAAAACTCGAACTTTATAAATGGGTTCAAATGGATGAGAAAGGTATGCGTAATGAATGGAATAAAAATCCAAAAATACTCGAAGACGTATTCGAATCACTCGTCGGTGCAATATATATGGATCTCGGATTACTTCATGCAAAGCAATTCATACTTAACATATACAATAACCCAAATTTCGTTAATATGAATTGTATAATGATAGACGATAACTTTAAAGATCATCTCATGCGTTATTGTCAAACAAACAATCTCAACCTACCCGAGTATAGAGTTGCATCTCACGAAAATGGAATATTTTACATTGACGTCTATGTCGATAATGTATTCCTAGGAAGAGGATGGGCCAAGAATAAGAAACAAGCTGAGCAGTTTGCCGCAAGAAGTTTCTTCTATCCACCTCATTTAAACAGTACTTAAACAATAAAAACTCTATATGATCATAAAATGTATAAAATGTTAAAACCCTGTCTGTATATTGCTGGTGGTATAGTTGGTATTATCACTGGTATAAAACTACTTTTTTTATGGGATAGAAGTAGTTATTCACCACCTAACTCTCCCACACGTGACAAAGTAAAAGATGACGATGAATATGATATAAATTCTTCTTCGTCCGAGGAGATTGTAATTGTTGAACGAGATTTATCGTCTCGAAGTGGTCATACCATAAAATCAAAGTTTGAACATAAAGTTATGAAATTGTCACATATGAAAAAGCAGGATCTTATTGATGAATGTATTCGTAGAAATATTGCATGCGTTGGTACTGTACGTGTTTTGCGCGAAAGATTACGCATTGCGCGTGAAGAGGAACGAGCTTAAAAGTTATAAAAGTGATTAATTTAACATGCATCCGAATGTTAAAAAATGGTTAGAATTCGAATACGCACCACAAAAATCACAAGAATGGCTCGATCTTAGACAGGGAATGCTTACAGCAAGTGATGCAGCATCGGCTATAGGAGTAAATAAATATGAAACACCGGACCAACTTTTACTAAGAAAGTGTGGTAAAGGTCCAGTATTCACAGGTAATGAAGCAACACGACATGGTGAAAAATACGAAGATGAAGCACGCATACTTTATGAACAACGTCATAACGAAGTTGTTCATGAACTAGGTTTATGCCCTCACCCCAAATACCCATTTTTAGGTGGTAGTCCCGATGGTGTAAGTGAATCTGGGAAACTTGTAGAAATAAAGTGTCCCATGATGCGTCAAATTAAACCAGAAGTACCAGAACACTATATGCCACAACTTCAATTATGTATGGATATATTAGAACTCGAAGAAGCTGATTTTATTCAATATAAACCAGCTGATTTTAATTGGCCCAAACCCGAAGAATTTGTCGTCGTTAACGTAAAACGTGATAGATCGTGGTTTGAAAAATACCTACCTATAATGGACGAATTTTGGAAAAGAGTACTATATCATAGGGAACACGGTATAGAAGAACCCAAACCAAAGAAACCAAGAAAAAAGAAAGAACTTATCAGACCAGAGTGTCCTATACAGACCGATTCAGACGAAGATTATTATGATGACTAATAATAAACAATGTTAAACAAGTCTGCATTTGTTAGCACAGTGTCAATTACAATCGCCATCACATTAATATACGGATACATATACAGTCAAACAACAAGCGACGATTTCGATTTCAAAGATCCACTTGACCCATACTACTTTTCCCTCATGACCATGAGCACAGTTGGTTACGGAGACTTCTCACCAAAATCCCAACGCGCAAAACTTCTCGTCATGTCACAACAAACCATTATATTGGCTGAAATAACAGCCATGGTAAGTAAAATCCTTTCCGCTAAATTTTAAATACTACATCTTTTAAACCATTTCCATGTTCAAATTTAAAAGAATTTGAACATGAAAAAAATGTCAGGGTATTATAAATGGAAAAAACATTTGGATCGAGAGCTGAAGTATGGCACGGCGTTGCCCTTAAAACCACGGGTGGTCTTGAAAAGAAAGATCTCACTCAAGATAAATACGGTAAAATCGTGAGTAAGGCTGCACGTAAAGCGGCACTTGCGAGATTAAAAGATGAAGGTAAAAAACATTTAGTTCGAGTTTTTAAACCAAAAAAGACAGGTTTCAAACTCCAGCCCAAAGAAGGTACAAAAACCTATGAAAAGAAAATTAAGAAAATGTTGTAATATACTAAATAATGACACTTACTAAGTGGAATGAATCCGTTCGCATAGCTAAAGTTAAACTAGGTTTAGACCCCAATTCCTATACTGTTATAAGAGGCAAACTTCTCAAGGAAGCCCAAGCCATTTATCAAATACTTATTCTAAATCAAAAAGCTACAAAATAAACTGAAATCCCTTAAGTCTCTGTGGTTCATACACAACCAGCGAGTTAAGCTTCCAACTTATCCCAAACTTTTTATTCAAAAAATACACACTATTCATTTCAGCAATAGCCGTTCCCGAATTTCTCGAATACAGGCCGTTCTTAATATCATCGTTTAAAGGTTTCTTTTCCTCATCGTAAACGTGGGGTTTTACCTTATCATCCATAGTTGAATCAACCTTAACACGAAACTTCGGTTCTCTATCAGGTGATTCCTTAATATTTGAATAAAACATAGGTTTGAGTTCCTCAACACTCATCGTTTTACCAAAAATTTCTTGACTTTGTTCCGAAACGGCCATGATTATCTTATATTCTAGTTCGCGGATAGATTTATAAAACTTTTGAACAAAGTTCCCGTCTTCGTCCCAACCTTTCATAGCAAAATCAATATTATATTTTGTCGGTCCCACTTCAGGTGTAAAACCAGATATACCAAAAGGCATATACATACGCGGAAAAATAATTTTCATTAGTTTATCGTCCGTCGTACAAAGTGATATCTTTCGACCATCGTAGTTGGCAATTTTCAATGTATCTTTAGCATTTATAAACTTTGCCATTTTATAGCGAACTTTATAAATGTATATATTCTATAAACTTTAAGCATTTAAAAAAATTACTTTTATTTTCAACGCCTATTCACATGGGCACGAAGAAGTTCTCTTTGGGCTTGTAATTTTTGATTTAAATCATTAGTTATTGCTGTAGCGTTTGTATTTCGTAATTCTATAATTTCCTTGAATGTCCGTGTATGATTAGGAAAAAAACAAGTTTTTGAACCTCTTGGATTTGACGGGTTAGGGCATATATTACCCTTACTTTTATTTACGTACTCCGCATCTAACCATTCTATTATACGCGACTCATCGACGTCACCGGTTTCGTCCTTGTAACCTTTCCATGCTCGATTGTTTTTAAGATCAAAATTATAACTTCTACTATGACCCGGTAAATAATAAAATATTTTTGGTTTCTTTAACAAGTCAATTTTTTGTTGTTGAAACTTACGTTTAAATCTATCGGGGTGATCATTTTTATCATACGTACCACCAAAATTCTTATGTCTCCAAGCTAAATTATATTTTACATATTCTTCGTCTGTTAATTCATTTACACTTTTCTCTCCTTTAGCATTCATAGGTGGTCGAGGCAACGTCCCAGGTTTTGGTCCTTTAGGTGGTGGAGGTGAAAGAGGAAGTGAGGGTTCTGTTGAAACTGATAATTCTCCAGAACCAGTTTGTTTAAACACTAATGGTTTATTTTTAGCACTTTTAATAGGTTTTTTTGTAACTTGAGACGATACAGATGCGGTTGAAGGCACAGATGCAAATTCCCCAGAATCGGATTCTACTTCAGATTCTACTTCAGATTCTACTTCAGATTCTACTTCAGATTCTTCATCAGGTTCTTCATCAGATTCTTCATCGGGTTCCAAAGATCGTTTTTCGCCTGATCTAAAAGTTAAAAATATAACTGATACTATCAATATAACCAATCCAACAGATATACCTATCATCATTGGAGTTTTACTAGAAGTATTTTTAGGTACATTCATACTTACTTATATATTAATAAACTATATTTTATCTTAATCAAATGTAAATTCTTGAACATCAATTAAACTCGCATTAACTTTATCAGATGATAATGTTTCTTTTGATTTCTTAACTAAATTACCATAATTATCCAATAACTTAACATACGAACCCGCCCATCTATCTTTACAACAATCTTTTCTATTTTTTACTACAACTTTTTCTATTACTGAGTAATCTTTTCCCAAATCGATTTTAAAATAATTTGTTTTTGCATCGTTTGTATGTCCAAAATTATGTGTATTCGTACTTCCGTCGAATAATTGTTCTGGTGGAAAACTCCTCATATCGTCATAAAATCCAGATCCCGACTCAACCGCCTCATTACCGAAACCTTTCACAATATTTACACCTCCCGAATATACTTCAATCTCACGTATATTCAAGGGCCTTGTCCAATCAGATTCTTCGTATCCAAACCATACGTATCGCATAGCAACCTTGGATGGTGGAGGTGGAGGAGGTGGAGGAGGTATTAATTCTTCTTCATCGGATTCTTCATCGAATTCTTCATCGGATTCTACATCAGGTTCTTCATTGGATTCTACATTAGGTTCTTCATTGGATTCTTTACTGGATTCTTCGGGGATTGGTTCCATGGTAGGTTCTATTGGTTTTTCTTCATCCATCCGCACCGCGAAAAATAACATGATTATCGATATAACCAAACAACAAACAACTATACCAATTATCATTGGATTTGTACTAGAGTTATTTTTAACAGCCTGATTCATGCTTATATATTAACAAACTATTTTTTATCTGTTTTTATAGATGGATCACCCGGTTTTCTTTTTACCCATTGATCATAATACTGACAAGTATCTCCAATCCAGCCTGCATTTTCGTGTTTCTGTACTAAACCTGTACATGTCCAACTTTTCTTCTTACCTTCAATAGCACACGAATGCTTACCGTGGTCATTAGCAACACACTCGTTAAAATCTTTACATTTAGACGCATGGTCTTTACATGTATTACCTTTACGCTTCTTATAATAATCCTTATTATCCGATGATTGATCACCAACTATTAAAAATCTCTGAGGAGTTCCCAATCTACTAACGTAATCAGTTTTTTGCCATAATTCATCTATCTTAGCAGCTGGACAATTAATATCAAGTTTATCTGGATATTCTGACCAGTAACCCCAGGAATCAGTATCTTGCCTACCTACCATATACGGGGTTGAACATATCTTACCACACCCCGGAACATCTTGTAATACATAACCACCGTCTTTAGCATTACATACCCAACTAAATCTACCTTTATCTAAACCCGTTTGGTAAGGTATTTTAAATGTAGTACTTTTCTTATTAGCGATATCGTACGTATAAGTCACGTTTTCTCGCTTACTTCTACCTCTGTTTTGTTTTTCATGTATCTTTGTCACGCCATCTTCTTTTATTTTCCAACCAGGTGCATGGTGTCTATATCTATACGTTATCTCAAACTTTTTTATCTTCGTAAGAGATTCAATAGTAAAAATAGATTTGCCCTCTTCAGCTTTAAACCTTTCGTCTGGACTATCTAAAAGCCAATTCAGAATAGGAGCAGCACTCGCACAAGTCTTCGTCTTATCATCTTCCCTTCTAGCTTCGTTTTGTCTTTGTGGAAACGTTTTAAAACGAATACACTGAGGACTTGTAAGATCTTTAACAGAACATTCGGTAAACGATTTTTGACTTAAGTTTAACTCTTTACCATCGTGTTTAATTCTGTTAATTGAAATCCAATTACGATCATAAAACCCCCCACTGTGACCAGTTCCCTGTGGAACTTTGGTGAGTATAAATTCATACGAATAAATTTTTACTGGTGGTGGAGGTGGTGGTGGAGCTTTCCACTTATCAGGTCTTTTTGAAGTATCACTTTTTAATATCAATATAGCTGCAGTTATTACTACAACTGCAACCATAGAAATTGAAATTATTATAGCAAACTTTTTCTTCATACTATATTAAAAGTACATTTTTATTTATCGTTCTATATACCATAAATAAAAATCTTTTAGATTACTTTTTGGGTGTTTTTTTTGGAGTACCTTGTTTTTTGGTACTTTTAGGTTTTGTTATTTTAGAAGTTGCAGTTGATTTTGTGTTACTGTTACTGTTATATCCCATCCTTTTCCCTTGACTTTTAGAAGTTGCAGTTGATTTTTTGCTACTGTTACTGTTAAATCCCAACAAAATGTTCATTTCTTTCAATTGACGATTTACATTGCTTCGAGTGAAGTGTTTATTTATATTTTTAAAAAAACTAGGTCTAAAGTAGGCTCCAAAGTTTTTGACTTTTATATTTTTAGAAGATGTGGTTGATGTCATTTATATAGATTTATAATTTAATTTGAATTTGAATTTGAATTTAAATTTCTACCTGTCATTCTTTTTACATTTCTCATCAGACTGAGTATTTCCTTTTTCAAAGATATAGCTATTTTCTGTTGTCGTTCTACTTTATTTAAAGTATTCTGTGCATTGTTATATCTTTTCATTCGTTCTTGTGGTGTCATTTTATTGAAACCGGTGTGATTTACGCGTATAGATCTATGTAAAAATTTTAACATATTTATTCTTTCATTTACTCTATCCAAAGATTTCTCCAATCTAGATGATAAGTTGTTTTGTTGTTTTGTGGTAAGAGGGTAATTCGCAGTTTTATTTGAATTCGAATTTGAATTTGAATTTAAACCTATCCTTATTTGTGATAAACGACGCTTTATATTTTCACGTTTTCGTTTCGACATTTATATACCCTGATATTTTATGCTGAACACATAGCACACTCAGCTTCTAAACTAAACTGGATCGGTCGCGCCTTTGCCTTACTTCTAAGGTAATACATACCCGTTTTAAGACCTGTTTTCCACGCGTACATGTGCATAGACGAAAGTTTTGAAATTGTCGGACTCTCGACGAACAAATTCATGCTTTGACTTTGGTCTATATATACACCCCTATCGGCCGCCATATCAATGATCGTTTTTTGACTCATTTCCCATACCGTCTTATACAATTCCTTGAGATCATCTGGAA